AAGCATACAAATAAAGCAAAAGCAAAGTAAATACGGCTGGTGTAAAAAATGATATTATGGCAAAACAGATGTTAAAAAGAAAAGATGGAAGTTCTTCTCAAAAGGGACTTTGGGATAGTATTCGTGCTGCCAAGGGCTCTGGAAAGAAACCTACAACAGAAATGTTGAAACAAGAGAAAAAGATTAAGGCTAAAAATAAATAAGATGGCAAAGACGGCAGCATGGACACGAGCCGAGGGCAAAAGCAAGACGGGTGGTTTGAATGCAAAAGGAGTAGCTTCTTATAGAAAAGAAAATCCTGGGAGCAAATTACAAATGGCAGTCACGACAAAGCCATCAAAACTAGACCCTGATAGCAAGGACGCTAAACGAAGAAAATCTTTCTGTGCTAGAATGTCAGGAATGCCTGGACCAATGAAAGACGAAAAAGGAAGACCGACAAGAAAAGCACTAGCCCTGAAAAAATGGAATTGCTAATAAAAAAAATATGGACGCAATATCACTTGAAAGAATAAAATTAGCTCACCCAAAAGTGAGGGCGCAACTGTTAAAAGATTATACAGATGCTAACAGTTTATTGGGTAAAGGAGCGAGATTACGATTGGCGTATGTTTATAGAACGCCTGAAGAACAAGATATGTTGTTTAAGAAAAGACCAAAGGTAACAAACGCAAAAGCATGGCAGTCTATCCACAATTATGGATTAGCGTTCGATATTGTGATGTTGTATGACAACGATGGAGATGGCAAGTTTGAGGAAGCTAGTTGGTCAATGACTAGAGACTTTGATAAAGATACAATTGCCGATTGGAAGGAAGTAACGAATTTATTCAAGTCAAGAGGTTGGTCAAATGGCGGGGACTGGCAAAGTTTTAAAGACTACCCACATTTTGAGATGAACTTTGGTTTAAATTGGCAACGAATGAAAGCTAAGATTGACGCAAAACAATACACTATTGAAAACAGTATAAAATACATAACGATATGAAAATTAAAGATTACGCATTAGAGACACCAGCAAACTCAAACGATAGAGTTATTGGAACAGTTGCCGCAACAAATGCTACTAGGAATTTTACACTAGGAGAAATTGCAGCTATTGGTGGAGCACAAGGACCAGCGGGAGCGCAAGGAGCAACAGGTTTAACTGGAGCACAAGGACCAGCAGGACCGCAGGGCATTCAGGGGTTAACTGGAGCAACAGGTCCAATAGGATTGACTGGAACACAAGGAACACAAGGTCTTCAGGGTCCAGCAGGAGTTTTACCAGCAGGTCTTGTATGGCAAGGACCTTGGGTTCTTGGAGACCCTTATGTTATCAATGATGTTGTTGGATATGAGGGGAGTTCTTACTTCTGTATAGCTCCTGCTACTGGAATGTCGCCACCACCTGATATAGATACTGCTAGATGGGCTTTATTGGCAATTGCAGGACAAGCAGGACCTCAAGGTATTCAAGGTATTCAAGGACCTATAGGACCACAAGGACCAATTGGATTAACGGGAGCTACTGGAGTACAAGGACCAATTGGACCACAAGGACTACAAGGTAATGATGGAGCACAAGGCGTCCAAGGACCACAAGGGTTACAAGGACCGTCAGGACCACAAGGACCAGCAGGGGAGACTCTATACAATACTTTACAAGAGGTATTGGATAATGACCATGACTTAGTAAATAACAATAACTATCAAGGAACTGAAGCTGGAGATTTAAGTACAGGAGCAAGTACAATATTGTTTGGTTTTCAAGCTGGCAAAAACAATACAGCAGACTCTGTAAATGCTTTTGGGGATAATGCAGCCGAAGAAAATTCAGGGCTTAGTGTAAACGCTATTGGTAAAGCTTCAGCAAAAAACAACATAGGTTTTAATGTTAACGCATTTGGTAAAGAGGCGGCATTATCCAATACTGGAAGTTTGGTAAACGCAATAGGTTTAAATACTGCTCAATATAATGGAGCCGATGATGTTAATGCGATGGGTCAAAATGCCGCCGATGGCAATGGAGGTCCTAATCTTAACGCGTTTGGAAATTTTGCCGCTGAAGGAAACGCAGGGTCTCATGTAAACGCTATGGGTAAAGATTCAGCAAAAAACAATCAAGGAGGTGATGTAAACGCATTTGGAATTAATTCAGCCAAACTAAACCAAGGGGATAAGGTTAACGCAATGGGACCTAACTCTGCCCTTGAAAACGAAGGAGATAACGTAAACGCTTTTGGACAATCTGCCGCAATTCAAAACCAAGGAAACCTGGTTAATGCTTTTGGAGTTGGTGCTGCTTTTGGAAACGAAGGAGATAACGTAAACGCTTTTGGTCAAAATGCTGCTTTATCAAATAGATTAAGCGGTCAAACTATTTTCTCAAATCAAACACTTCCAAGCTATGCAAATCCAGCAACTGCAGCAACAGCAATTACTGTTTTTAATGGAGCATCAGCTAACTGTACATACTTGTATTTTGATGATTCAACAGATACAATTAAAGCAATTAGACTATAAAAAAAGTTAATTCTACCGTTTTGTAGAAGCAAAATAAATAAACGTATAGCTTAAATGCTATGCGTTTTTTTGTTTTTATGATATATATTGTTTACATTTGCGAATAAAATCTAATAAAATGAATAAAATTACAGAAGAAGAATTGTCTAAATTGTCATCTTTGAAGATGAGAAGTTTAGAAGTAAAGAGTCACGTTGCTGACATGGCTTTATTTTTAAAAAGAGCGACTGAGGATATGGACGTGTGTATGATGCAGCTCCAAGAATGTCAGGCTGAGTTACAAGTCAAATATGGCGATGTAAAGATTAACCTTCAAACAGGAGAGTATGATACGCAAGATAACGATAGGTCCTGACTATCTTAATTCAATGAAGTATGTCTTAGGTCAAAATGTTCTTAGCAACTCAAATGTTATTGATTTGATTAAAGAAACAACTGAGGCTTATGAGATTTGGATAAAAAACAGTCAGAACGAAATCATTAAGTGGAAACAGTTTAATAAGACTATGCCCATATCAGTAGAATTTAACATAAACTTTTAATGCGTTCACCATACTCGTTTATCATTACGCCAAAAGACGGCAATAGGTACGACAACAAAAAAATGATTGAAGGACAAGAGATTGTCATATCATCTTCAATGGAAGACCATACCGTGACAAATAGATACGGTTTGGTAAAAGCGTTGCCTATGTATTACACTGGTCATATCGAGGTCGGAGATACAGTTATTGTTCATCATAATGTTTTCAGGATTTACTATGACATGAAAGGTCGTGAGAAAAGTTCATGGAATCATTTGGTTGACGATTTGTTTATCATTGAGGAAGACCAACTGTATTTATACAGAAAGAATGATGATTGTGAGTGGCAAGCACCTAACCCGTTTTGTTTTGTTAAACCAATAGAGAACGACAATAAAGGTGAGTTGATTCAAAAATTAGGGCATGATAAAGAATTATGGGGTATTGTAAAATACACTGATAGTTTTATGCCTGAGTTTAAGGTTGGAGATACTGTTTCTTTTACTCCTGATTCGGAGTACGAATTTAAAATAGACGATGAACGGTTATTTAGAATGAGATACAAGAATATATGCTTAGTAAAAGACAAGAAATCCTAGACGCAGGACTTGTTGCAGTAGATGAGCTAGTTAAAATACTCAGAGAACCTATTGTAACAAATACTGTTGATGACATATCGGCTGACAAATTAAAAAATGCGGCAGCATCTAAGCGACTTGCTTTTGATGATGCCCTAGCTATCTTATCAAAGATTGAATCTGAGAAAGAAGCATCTGAAGAACTAAAGAAAGAAAGTAAAGAAGTACCAATAACATTCGCAGAAAATCGTGCAAAAGGTAAAGAAAAACGAAGCTGAAGTTAGCAATTTGTATCAAATTGTATCTAACGTTGTTCCCGCAACCTTGATTACTAAATATAATAATAGTAAGTCATGGAAGTACGGGTACGATGAGAGATATGATATTGTTATAATCTCTAAAGACGGAACTATCGGAGACATTTACGAAATCAACAATTTAAAAATCGCACTCCCTAAAGCACCTAAAAGTATATCGAAAGGAATAAATAAATGGAAACCTGAAGATTATCCTAAAGAATTACAAAAATTAAAAACTATATTTGAGTGGAATACTAAAGAGGAAGCATTCAAACAAAAATGGGTTGACTATATCAATCAACAATTTGACTATCGTGAGGAAGGTGTTTGGTTCACAAATAATGGCAGACCGACATATATAACAGGCTCTCATTGGATGTACCTTCAGTGGTCTAAGATTGATATTGGTCTTCCCGACTTCCGTGAGTCTAACAGAATATTTTATATATTTTGGGAGGCTTGTAAAGCAGACAATCGTTGCTTTGGAATAATCTATTTAAAGAACAGACGTTCTGGTTTCTCTTACATGGCATCAGGTGAAACGTCTAATATTGGTAGTATCGCAAAGGACGCTCGACTTGGTATTTGTTCTAAAACAGGACCTGATGCTAAGAAGATGTTTACCGATAAGGTAGTACCAATTATAAAAAATTACCCATTCTTTTTCAAGCCCGTGCAAGACGGTATGGACAATCCAAAGACAGAGCTCGCCTTCCGTGTGCCTGCCTCAAAGATTACTAAAAAGAATATGTATGAGAAAAGCAATATTGATATTGAGGGACTCGATACAAGTATTGACTGGAAGAATACAGATGACAACTCCTATGATGGGGAAAAATTACTATTGCTCGTTGAGGACGAGTCAGGAAAGCTTGAACGACCGAACAATATAAAGAACGGTTGGAGGGTAAGAAAGACTTGTTTGCGATTGGGTAGTAGGATAATCGGAAAATGTATGATGGGCTCAACTGTCAATGCGTTAGCTAAGGGTGGTCAAAACTACAAAGATTTATATTACGACTCTAATCCTATTAAGCGTTCGTCCAATGGTCAGACCAAAAGTGGGCTTTACAGTTTGTTTATACCGATGGATTTTAACTTCGAGGGGTTCATTGACGAGTTCGGTCACGCTGTAATTAAAGACCCTGAGCAACCTATTATGGGGTGCGATGGAGAGATGATTAAAATGGGCGTTGTTACTTATTGGAATAATGAGGTGTCTGCATTAAAGTCAGACCCTGACGCATTAAATGAATTTTATCGACAGTTCCCTAGAAGCGAATCACACGCCTTTAGAGATGAGTCTAAGCAGTCTTTGTTCAACTTAACAAAGATATATCAGCAAATCGACTATAATGACTCTCTAGTAAAAGATAGAGTATTGACAAAAGGTTCATTTCACTGGAAGAATGGTATTCAAGACTCAGAGGTTATATGGACACCAGACCCTAGGGGTAGATTTTTAGTGTCATGGATTCCTCCACAGCATTTGAGAAATAATGTGTACAATAGGAACGGTAAAAAAACACCAGGGAATGTTGACCTTGGTGCATTTGGTTGTGACTCCTACGATATATCAGGAACAGTTGGTGGCGGTGGTTCAAATGGAGCACTGCACGGACTAACAGCTTTTAATATGCAAGAAGGAGTACCGTCCAATATGTTTTTCTTAGAATATGTTGCTCGTCCACAGACAGCGGAGATATTTTTTGAAGAGGTATTGATGGCGTTAGTTTTTTATGGTATGCCAATATTAGCAGAGAATAATAAACCGAGATTACTTTATCACCTAAAGAACAGAGGATATAGAGGATTCTCAATGAATAGACCTGATAAAGGATTGGCACAACTATCTAAAACAGAGATTGAATTAGGTGGAATACCTAACTCATCTGTTGATGTAATGCAGTCGCACGCATCATGTATTGAGTCTTATATCGAGGAGTATGTTGGGTACGATACTGAGGGCACTTATAGAGACAATGAAGAAATAGGGAATATGTTTTTAACTAAGACGTTAGAAGATTGGGCTAAGTTTGACATTAGAAATAGAACAATGCACGATGCTTCGATTAGTTCAGGATTGGCTATTATGGCTAATAGAAAAAACTTGTTTAGACCTGAAGTTCAAAAACCGAAAATAAGTGTTAAATTTGCAAGATACGATAACTCTGGAACAAACAGTCAAATAATAAAATAATGGATAATAAGCCATCTATAATAATCAACACCAATCCGTTTCCTTCTGATGACATGGAAAAAGCGTCAAAGGATTTTGGATTGTTGACAGGCAAGGCTATTGAGGGGGAATGGTTTAGACGTTCTGGAATCAGTTGTCGATTTTACGATAAATACGGTTACTTCAATAATTTGAGATTATATGCTCGTGGCGAACAGTCTATTGCAAAGTATAAAGCTGCATTAGCTCACGAGGGAGATTTGTCGTATCTTAATATTAATTGGGATAATGTGCCTATTGCTGCAAAATTTGTTGACATTGTTGTTAACGGTATGCAGGATAGAATGTATGAGATTAAGGCTCAAGCACAAGACATAATGTCTGCTGACGATAAGAACTTATTTCAAGAGATGGTCCAAGCGGACATGGTAGCGAAAGATATATTGATGACAACTAAAGATGAGTTGGGTATTGATATGTTTAACGTACAGCCTGATGACTTGCCTGATAATAATGAAGAGTTATCTTTATATATGCAACTTAAATATAAGCCAAGTATAGAGATTGCAGAAGAGATTGCCGTAAATACTATTTTTGAGAATAACGACTATATAAATGTAAAGCGTCAAATTGACTATGACCAAACAGTTTTAGGTCTAGCAGTCGCTAAACATACCTTCTATCCAAACGCAGGATTAAAAATAGAATACGTTGACCCTGCTAACTTTATCTTCAGTTATACAGAGATGCCTGATTTCTCAGATTGCTATTACTTTGGAGAGATAAAGCAAGTTCATTACACGGAGCTTATAAAAATCAAGCCTGATTTAACGGACGAAGAAATTAAACAAATTAAGGATTACGGTACTGCGTGGTATAATTACTACCCAATTACTAGGACATACTACGACAATGCTTTTACCAAAGACGTTGTTACATTGCTTTATTTTAACTATAAGGCAACAAAGAAGTACAAATACAAAAAGAAAAATTTAAACAACGGCGGAGAGAGAATTATCAAAAAAGATGAAACATTCAATGCTGAGCCAAATGAAATGTTTGATGTTCTTGATATGCCTAAGACTGTTTGGTATGAAGGTGTATTGGTAGCTGGAACAAATATTTTATTGAAATGGGAGTTAGCTGAGAATATGGTTCGTCCAAAGT